CAGCATATCCTTGTCCGCTTCTACCTGCTGACTGTCTAACTACAGCTCTATTGTAGTCATAAAAAGCTTTGTCAAGTAAATCTAGTTGTACTTGAGAACCTATTTTATTAAACTCTCCAGGCGTTAAAAAACCTCTAGACTCCTTGTTAAGTATTGATAATACTTTAGTGTATACATTGTCTACTGATATTGCCATTTTTTATTTTATTATAATTACAGGCCCTAATTAAAGGGCCGTAATTACTAGTTATTAGTTTATTCTTTTTTGTATTGATTTGTAAACTTCAACACCTTCATCTGTTTTAAGCCATGCAGCAAATGCGCTATATGGATTTTCATCAAAAGGTACTTCCATTAATTTTCTATCATTTGATCCCCAAGAAAAACTTCTTTGGTCTTGTGATAATTTAACAATATTCATTTCACTTGCTTTAATTGCAAGGTTTCTAAGTACAACGTTTTCATCTTGTACTAAATCTAAAAATAATACTGGGTTGTTTTTAGCAAAAATATAAAGATCTCTTTTTATTTCGCTAGAGCTCATGCTATTTACAGCAGATCCTTGTTCAACTCTTAATATAGCTTCTGCTTGATCAATGTCAATAGATATAGCTGTATTAAGCGCTTGCATTTCAGTTTCAATACTAACTAATTGCTCTTTAGCTTCTGCTACTTCGTCTTTTTCTTCATAAACATAACCTTTTTTAGGGTGATACAAAGATAAAAGCTTTTGTAAAGGTTGATTTTGTTTTGATACAAATAAAACACCTTGTTCAAAAATAATATGATCTAGTATAACATTACTATCTTGTTCATCAACAAAAATAGAATTTTGATTACTTGCGTATCTCATTTCTCTATTTATACCTTTTTCTTCATCAAACCATAGCATTGGTTTTCTTTTTGTAGATTTAGACTGTAATACATAAGACAATGGCGAAGCATTACCTTTTAAATAGTATTGTCTATTTTTAATTTCCCACTTAGGGCCTTGAGGTTCTACTACCTCAACTTTTTTAGCCTTTTTAGGCTTTTGAACTTTCGTTTCCATAATATAATATAATTAAATAGTTAAAAAATAAAGGGCTAGGCGCCGAAGCGCCTATTCCTTTAATTATTGATTGACTTATGAGTCATGTGTTATTGCACACCCTGTGATATCTGAATCAGCAAATACTGAATTCAAAGCGTCACAAACAACGATAAGACCGCTATTGTCATCAAAACTTGCAGCGTTAATAGCTTTAGTAATTGATTCGATAACTTTCTTATGTTTTGCAGATGTAATTACCAAGCTAACTGTATCAATTTCAGTTGTCGCGCCAGGTCCTGTAACAGCAGATACAAACTTCATTGCTACTGAAACAGCATCACTTGCATCAACACTAAATCCTAAAAAAGAACTTAGAGGATAACAAGCCATGTCAGCGGCAGCATCGATAGTGTCTCCATCTGTAAAAAATAAATATTTATCCATTTTGTTTAGTTTTTAAAGGTTATTAATTATGATTCTTTTAACATTACAAAGTTATTAGCACCTTGTACTACTAAACATCTTTCAGATAAATAGTGTACCTCCATGATGTCATCTCCAATATAAGAAGCAGATCCCACAGAACCAGTAACCCAAGATTTCATTCTTCTGTCATCAGTTTGTGAAGCTCTATATCTTACGTGTAAGAAAGGTCTTGTAATGTTTTTACCAAGTGATTGGTCATAAACACTAGAAGTTCCAGCAGGAATTAAACATCCTGAAACATCACCAAATCCACCTCTTGCAGCAGCATCGTTTAGGTATTTCCAGTCAGACTTATAGAAGTCATAAGAACCTCTTCTAAATCCAGAGAAACCTAAGTTAAGCGCCATATCAGCAGAGTTTTCAAATACTCCGAAAGAAGCACCACCTTGGTAGTTAGAGTTTAACCCAGCAACCATATCATCGATTGTAAGAGCTAAAGATCTATTTACATAAAGCATGTTTTCTTCAATTGCACCTTGCTTATCAAGATTTTTAAGTAATAAATCAAAGTCAGCTAAACTAGCTAAATCTTCAAATACATTACCTCTTGTTTCAATAGCAGCGAAAAGACCTTCAGTACCAAACTTATCACCAGTATCAGCGATAGCAGTATCAGCAACAGAAGTTCCTTCAACACCTAATACAGATTCAACCATTGAAGTTTCAAGATAATCTTCGAATCTCATTCTAGTTTCACCAGCAGATTTTAAGTACCAAGAGTAACCTACGTTACCAGCTTCGTCGCTACTTTCAACCCATCCGATTTGAGCAGTATCAGAACCAGAAATCTTAAAGTGATCTTTAATGATAATTGGTCTGTTGTTATACTGTTGGAACTGAGGCTTAAGTTCTCCTACCATAGAAGCAGAACCTTTTGCAAATTCAGAACCATATACAAATATATTTAATTGCTCGTTGTTTTCAAATCCAGCAGTGTCTAGACTAGCAAATTTATAAGGTAATAAAGTAGCATCAACAGTACCAGCGTCACTTGCAACTCCAGTTGAAGTTGAAACATAACATTGTACAGTTTTAAGCCCAGTAGCAGCATCAGTAACGATAACTGTATTACCAACTCTAAGAGAGTTAGTATTAGCAGATCCTAAAGATACCGTACTATTACCTTTAACCTCAACTTCTATACTAGTAGTAGATCCAGCAGCGCCAGAACTTTTATAAGCAATGTGAAGTCTGTTTTGCTCAGACCAAATAACTTGATCAGATTCCATAGGCATTTCAGCCCCTACCATTTGAAGGAATCCACTAATTGAACGATTTCCGTATCTTTCGATTTCTTGTTCGTACAATTCAGGTAAGTATTGTTGTGCCCATCCAGCAGTAGCCGAAGCCGTGAAGTCAATATAATTGTTATCACTTACAGTTGGGGAAGGCTGAGGAGTTAGAGAAAATGATCCTCCTAATCCTAAAGACGTATTAAATCCCATTTTGTTTTAATTTTAAGTTGTTATTTATTTCTAATTTTAAATTTCAACCTAGAGCTGTCATCACCGCTTAAAACTTTAACTTTAAATCCTGAAGCATCTACTGTAGGAGTAGCTGATCTTGGAGACATATCAATGTTTTTAGCTTTCATTGTAGTCTCTTTTATAGCATCGGCTTTTCCTTGATCGTAAAAATGCTTTACAATTTTGTCAATGTTTTTTGCAGCATACAGAGCTTTGTGGTAACCTTTAGCATCATTCATCATATTATTTTCGTCAACGTACTCCGATACGAAATTTAAAATATCACTTTGATACTGCCTTGTACTTTGAACATCACTTACTTTAAACCTATACGTCTTTTCGCCTACGTTAAAATCAAAACCTTTGAAATTTTGGTTAAAAACATTATCAGTTGCGTTTTTAAAATGTTCTGCACTAGCTTTTTGAGCTTTACCTAAAGTCTCTTGCTCTTGGCTGTATTTATTGTAAAAACTAACTGCTTCTTGTTGTTCTCTAGTCAACTTAGAACCCAACTTGACTTCCTTGTAGTATTGATCTTTTAAACCAGTAAGATGCTTTTTAGCTCTTGCAATTTCTTCTTTGAAAGCCAATTTTTTCTTTTTTATATCTCTTGGCTCATCAATATCCTCATCAAACTGAAAGTTATCTTCAATTAAGAAGTTAATTTCTTCCATATTTAAATGAGGCTTAGTATTTTTATAATACTCTATTATTAAAGTATCATTGTCAATATTTGAATAATCAGCGTTTAGTCTAGTATAATCTTCTAAACTACCACCTGTTTCTTCCATAAACTTAACTAAATCTTGTAAGTTTTCTGGAACTACAACTTGTGGTTCTATTTGTTTTTCTTCAACTGGTTGTTCAACTATTGTCTGTGCTTCAACGTTTTTAGTATCAGCTATTTCTTCTTGTGTTACTTCTTCAAGAATTACTTCTTGCGTTTCACTTTGTTGGGCAAGCTCTTTAACTTGCTCTTCTTTGTTTTCTTCAGGAACTTCTTCGCTAACGTTGGATTCGTCGCGAACAGGTACCTCATCTGTGCCCTGCTCTTCAGTGGACTCATTTTGTTCTTGAAATTTTTTTAATTTTGATAAATCTATTTTAATAGTTCCATCCTTTTTAACCTCCTTGTAAGAAATTTTTTCTTCAACAGGTTTTTGTTCTTCAACAGGTTGATCTTGTGTTTCCACCTCTTGAATAACTTCTTCTTGTTTTTCAGTGTTTTCCATGATATAATATTATATAATTAGTAAATTACCTAGGTTCAAATTGCTCTAGGCCAAAACCATCTAAGTTGTCAAATCCAGCAGATTCAAAACTCTTAGGTCCAGTGTCTTTTTTTCTTTGATCAATTAACTCGCTTTGTTGAGTTGCTTGTATTTTAGTTCTTTCGTCTTTACGATCTTCTTTTTCTTTTTCTCTTTGTTTAACGTTATCTACTTCAGCTTGTCTTAACCTTAAATTCATTTGAAACTCTAACTCCATTAATTCTTTTTTAATAGCAGCTTCTCTTTCCATTTTTTGTATTTCAAACTGAGACTTTGATTGTTCTATTTGTACTTTAGACTGAGTTAATGCTTGTTGCTTTTGCATTTCAGCAGCAGCTGATCTTTCTGATGCAGCAGCATTAGCTTCAGCTTGTACTCTTATATTTCTTTCTTTAAACGCTTGGTCATCAACTTGTTTTTTAATTCTTCTTATTTTAAGTAGTTGATTAGCTAGTTTTAAGTTTTTAACTTCTCTAATATCAATAGCATCATCAAGATTTATTTGCTGTGACTGTAGTGCTACTTGTATATTATTCTCTAACAATTGTTTTTCTTCTTCATCAGGCGCTAGTTGTAAGAATATACCAAAATCATGCAAATGTAGGTTTGACATTTCTTCTAGCGTAGCTACATTAAATTTACCTAATGATTTTATAAATGATTCTCTAGTTGGTGAGTACTCAATAACATCAGAAACTCTCATAGCGATACACTCAGCCATTGATAAAGTTAAATATAAACTAGAGCTTAACACGTGTCTTGTAGCGGTGTTGCTATTTGCAGCTGCTAGTTTCTGTAAACCAACTAAAGCGTTACTGTCAGGCATACTACCGTCTCTTGCTTCATTTAATCCTGTTACATCACGCATCATTTGTAAGTAGTAGTTATAAGTTTGTATTAAACTTTGTATCTTACCACCTTTTGCGCTAGTATTTAATTCTGAAACAGGCGTAGTACCTCTGTTAAAATCACCATCTTGGTTCATTGATCTACCAATAACACTACCCGTCTGAAAGTACATGTTGAGTGCTTCTTGTGGGTTATAGTTAGTACCGTTACCTAAATCTATTTCAGCTAAAGCATCAGCGTCTAAATAAACACCATCTGGTACCATTTTAGATAATACTTGTTGTAATTTTAAATGAGTTAGTTGAATCATGTCAGCAAAACCAGTTACTCTACTTACAAGCGACTCTACTCTTCCTTGATATATTCTAGGCGCTACAACAGCGTAGCTCATAATAGCTTTAGTAGTATCAGCTTTTGGTCGCATCATATTTTTCTTCAACTCCCACTTTAATAATTTCTCACCGCTACCTATTATTTTAACACCTTCGTATACAACCTCTATCGCTCTATCTACTCTTTCAAAATCTTCGTTAGAAGGAGGATTGAAAGTATCATTTTTTTCTAAAGCTCTTTTACCACCTGTTGATGTATTTTTTATTTTATAAACTTGATTCATATAAGTTTTATATTCAAAATACAAAACTTTAATCACATTGTTATCTTCAGATTTACCTTTATATCCAGAATTATTTGTATAAGAACCACTATAACCTCTATATTCTTCTAATTCTTCATCTGTTAATTCAGGAAATTGTTTTTTAAGTTCGTTTACGTATATCTCTTTTACTTCTCCAATATAATATATATCATCAAAATAAGGTGACTCTGTAGGAGAATAAACTAAATCAGCTGGATCTACATATTCAACTTTAATACCTTCAGCTTTATTAAAAGAACTTTTTACAGCTCCCATACCTATAACAGCTAAATCATAATTAAATCTATCTCTTATTAATTCATATTTGTTTTTATCAAATATACTATTAATAGCTTCTTCTTCAGCGACTTCAATACTTTGCTTATAATTAAGCTGCATGTGTAGATTTAATTCTTCTTTAGATTCTGGTATTTGTGATTGTTCATTATTAAAAGTGTCTATTCCAAAAACATTTTTAACTTCGTTTTTAAAATCCTTACCCATCATATCATTTATCATAGCCTCTACATAATCAGTTCTTTTCTTTATAGAAAAAGGATCTTGAGAATAAGCTCTAATATCATATGACCTATCAGCCATACCATTTACAAGTATATCTACGAATTTGGGTATAATAGGTACTGGTTTCCAGTCTAAATTAAGGTAAGATAAATCACCATTAATAGATAATTCATCTTTATATTTTTTAATAGATTGCTCTCCTCTAGCGTATAATCTTAAATTATGAAATGATTCTTTAAACTTACCATATCTATTATAAGATCCACTATTATTAAACCACTCGTGCTCTATGGCTTTACCAACCTTAGAACCATATTCTAACGTCATCTTTTCTATATCACTAACAGCTTGGCTAGGAAAAGCAGTTTTAATACCTTTATTAATCATTCTTATATTATTTGTGATCTAACACCTTTGTTATCATATTTTTTAATACCAAGGTTTATTGATTTTATTTTTCTTTCTTGAGTTGGTTTATACAGGTTTTTATTACAAGCCATTAAAGCTAAACCAGAACTTATTGAAGCATCAAATTTAGTTCTATTATTTATATCAAATTTAGCCCAGTCTTCTAATGTTCTTTGAAAATACATGTCACCATAGCTATCACCCAATTGTCCTACATAATTTTCAATATAACTCTCTATAGCAGCGGCATGTGCTTGCTTAATATCTTCACTTGAATTAGGTATACCACCTATTTCTTTTTCTGTAACTGATAGTTTGTTGTAAACTTTATCAGGTCTGTTCATAGAATATCCTCTGTAACCTCTACGTCTTAAATAGTACAGTAATCTAGGTTTATTATTTTCGCACAGTATTGGCATACCATAAAATACTAGAGCCATTAAAACATCTTCAAAAAATATCTCAGCTGTTTGTGGTCTAGCTACATATTCTAAAAAAACTCTATTAGGCGGTACGTTTTCCATACTAAATTTAGTAACACCATGTAAAGCACCATTAGATCCTAATCTATCTACTGTACCTGATATATCGTAACTATCACAACCAAACGCGCCTACATGTTCATTACCAGGATATTTAACACCATTTTTAACTATTACCCTATTCTGTAAGTTCATTTCTGGTATCCAACTTATTTTAAATCTTCCATTATTATTTGGCATAAATTCTACGGCAGTATCTTTTACACCGTTTTTCCATTGGAAACTTCCTTTTGTTACAAGACCAGACATTTTCATTTCCTCATTATAATCTATTTGCTCGTATATTCTAGTTAGATTAAATAAAGATTGTTTTGTTTCATCTCTAAAAGCATGTTGCTCTGTACGAGGAAACTGTCTGTAATATTCGTTTAAAGCGTCTTGATCCGACTTTAAACCATCAACTTCATTATTCCAATAATCTATAACTCCGTCTGTAATTTCATCTCCATAAGGTCCAACAGTTTTTTCTCCTGGATTTTCGAATACAGGTAATCCATAAGAATCAATGTATCCTTCGTAGTTCCATTCCATAGGTATGAACAAACTATATAATCCTGAGCGAGTCTGTCCATTGGCGTTTCTTTTTTTAACATCTGAATCATAGTATAGTTTTTTAAAGTTATCACCACCTTTATTAAGCGCGTTAGATGTTGAACCCATCATACACTTACCTATTATTTTACTACCTAACCTTAATGTGGTTTTCGTAACCCTCCAGTTGTTGAGGATGTTGTTCGGCTTCTCCCACTTCCCCGATTCATCATGGACGAGGAGTTTAAGTTTCTCCCCATCGTAGGAGTTGTCACCGGTGTTCTTCCAATCGATCGTGGTGTCAAGTCCCTTGAGATCCTGTAAGGCTTCGTCGTTGGCGGATGTTGAGGTAAGTTTACGACGGGTGAACTTGCTGGCTGGGACACGGTAGGCAAGCTCGGTCTTTGGACGGTCCATTCCGTCCTGGGTCGGTTTGAAAAAGAATGGGTAATTAACGGATATGGGTACCACCTTATCTGTGAACATACTCTTCGCGTCAGGTCCGGACTTGGATAATATACCATACCTACTGTCACTTGATATGGTTGCCAAGTTAACCACCTCTCCTGATGCCATGAAAGAAAACCCGGAACGCCTGTTCTTAAGGTAACACATCCCAAAGGATCGTGTATCTGCCTTACAAGCTTCCCAGAAAATAAAGAATAATCTATTTGATTCACGGAAGTTTGGTGCCCCGACGTCAATCTTAGACCACTGCAAGTACATGTAATGAGTACCACTAATGTAAGTAGGAACGTCTTTGTTATAAAACCAAAAACCTTCTTCCCTACGAGTAAATTCATTATCGATGTAATCATACCATTCTTCTTTAAATTCGCTAGGATATTTCTCCCAGTCAAAAACTGTTTTTATTCTTGATAAAGCTTTAGGATATTCAAACTTATTCCATTTGTTATCTTTAAACTTATAAATATCTTTTTGTTTTGGTAAGGCTATTTTTAAGTTTTGTATTTCATATACTTCACCTATTTCACCAGTCTTACTTATAACTACAAAGTCATGTTCTTTGTTGTAACCATACTGCCATTTTTTATACCTATTGTTTCTATTTAAAACTTTAGGTTTAACATAATCAGTTAGTACTTTTAATAAAGTTTGCTCGTACATTATTTAGACCTCCCTTCCGCGAAACCTTTAAAAGTTTTTTCTTTTGTTTCTTTTTTAGGTTTTTCATTTAACATATCCTCTTCTTCTTGTATACGTTTAAGTATTTCAAAAGCATCAAATATTGCTAGTTTTTTTGTAGCAGCTGCGTTTTTTAATCTGTCAGCGCTAATGTCATCTTCTGAGTCTACAATAGGTTCTTTAGCAACTTTAATAAGTTCGTCCACAGCCACTTGCCCAGCTTGGATTATATTCAACTTCGTCTCCTTTGTATTCATATTTAATTGTAATATCATTAGTTCGCATACGGTATAATCTGTCATTATCTATAACAAATTCATACTCACTGCTTGGGCTAAACCCAACAAGGCTTCCCTCGTTCACTTCTAAAGCATCTAAGGAACTATTACCATATTTTAGTATCCCAACACGAGAACGTTCTTTTTGAACAGTTATAAGATGTTTTTTATTTTCAACTATAGGTTTAACAAAACAAAAATCAAATGGTGCTTTCCACTCGTTATCTTGTTTATATAAAAATATTTGATCGTAAAAACAAAAATATAAATCTTCTTTAAAATATGAAGAACTATTTTTTTCAACACCTCTTACGTCGTAAAACCTTCTAAATACATTATGGTGTACAACTACTTCGTCACCTATTTTTATATTTGTTTCACCTATTTTTGGTATTGATTTTACAATACCTATTCTATTAACGTACTTATGATCGTCCATCGTAGTATTAATAATAAGTTTTTTACCATCAATATCTACCTCGTTATCGTATCTACCATTTTTTGGTTGTACTATAAAGCTAAATAAACTTTGCATTAGTATTCTAAATTATATTCAATTGAAATAGCCATATTGGAATTAAATTTTTTCCAAGGTATAACTTCGTGTTCTTTCGTAATATATATATTATATGAATTATCTTTTTGATCAAATAATATATCAGATATACAATGTCCTCCGTAAACCTGTTGGCCTACGGAGTAATGCATTGCTTCATTTTTATAGTCAGCTCCTATGCTTATTTTTCTAATTAACTTAGCCATAGGATTTGATTTATTTATTTTTCTTCTGCTACTTCTTCTTCTTTTTCTTCTTCTACTTCAACCACTTCATAAGAACCATCTTCAAGATTGATATTAACCTTACCGTATTCTTTTTCTAACTCGTCAGCAGTTTCTTTAGTTTTTTCCATTACATTATTTAAAGCATGTAACAGCTCGTGTTTCTGTGCTTCAACAGCACCAATATCGTTCACTAATTGTGATCTAACTTTTACTTGAGCTTGAATTCTTTTCAATTGCTCTTCTGTAATTTTCATTTCTTTTTTACTCATAATTTTGGATTTTTGGTTTTAATTTAATTTAATTATTTTTTAAATATACTAGCTGCTTTTTCACCACTCCGACCACCGAAATAAGCTAAAACTACAGCCATCATAACTTTTTCAAAAGTATCATTCCACGTATTATTTATTTGAAACGGTATACTTTCTACACTATCTAAGATACCAGCTAAAGAAAATATAACAATACACCACACTAATACTAAGGGGCGTACATTTTTTGACATCCATGAGTCAGACATTGAGTCTGCTTCCCATCTTGATGTTATAGCTGTTATTTCTTTTTCTTGTTGTTCAAATATCATTTGCTGTAATTTTACTTTATCGTCTGCAGGTGCATCTGATTTAGTAATAGCTTCAATAGCTTCTCTTGGTGATGTAACACCTTGCAATACGTTTCCTAATGTAGGGTTGATTACAGAAGCTGCGCCAAACAATAATTGGCCAACAGTAGTATCTTTAAACTTCTTTTTATTTGACATTTTTTCTGCCTTTACGTTCTTCACCTTTAAGAGCGTTATCGATGTCACCTATTTGATTACCAACTTCTTTAAAAGCTTTAACTACATCTTGTAATTCTTGAGTAGTTAGTTTAGCTCTTTTTTTAACTTCTTTGATAGTTGCAATAGCTTTTTCATCAACAGTGGTTTTACTCCATAGAGCTTTCCACATATCTTTCCAGTATTGTTTAGTTAATCTCCACATAGCTTATAATTTTAAAGCATCTATTTTAGCTTTTTCATCTACTGATAATCCAGATACAAATTGTGTAATAGCCATTTTAAGCTGTATGTGTCTTTCGTTTCTAGCTAATTCATCTTTTTCATCGTCTGTTCTGTCTGATTCTGTTACAGCTCTAACTCTTTCAACGATTGCTACTGAATCCATAGTAGATAATATTTGTTGTGCTAATTCGTCAGCACTCCATGTTTCTTCACTCATAATTTAATTTTATTTATTGATTATTAATTACTTATATATATTTACTTGTTTTCTAGCGTTTTTACTCTAATGTCTTATTTTAAGAAGATCTCCAGTTCTATAAACATCACCTACAGCTAAACCAGCTGAACTAGCTGCTGAGTTATCAGCGTGCTCAGGTACGCCTTGAATATTTACCCCTGTACTTGTGGTTTCAAACTTTCTAGCTGAATCGTAATAAAGTTTTACTGCGCCGTCAGTAATAAATTCAGCCATATTTTCCGTAGTGCCTTTGTTTATTTGGACACTTGCACCATTACTTGTAATAAGTAAATTTCCTGTACCACTATCTTGTATATATGAGTTTGAAGCATCGTGATAGATTTGTAAGTCTTCCCCACTACCTGCTATAAATTTATTTCCATCAGTAACATAAACGTGTCCACCTGAATTTATATTGCCTGTTGTAGTAAAAGAACCTGTAACTGTTACTCCATTTGTAGTAGTTTCTAATTTAACTGAGTTATCGTAATATAAACTAACTGCACCATCTTCAACAATAAGTACACCATTTTCCCCTGTTTTTGGTCTTAATGCTATTGCACCACTTGATTGTTCAATAACAAGTGAACCTGTACTATTTTTAATAAAACTATCTGAACCATCGTGATATATTTCTAAATCTCCACTTGTGCCTAATTTTAATTTTGCATTATCAATAAACCTTGCATTTT